CATTTAAGAAAAGTTCCTACCAATACCGTTATGATGACTCCGGATAGCCAAACAACGATTCCGTTAGATCAACTTAACGAAATTATTGCTCAGCAAAAAGGTGTGTCGGTAGAAGACCTAGCAGTAAATGACGGAACTCAAGAATCAAAACCTAAGAAGAAAACTGCTGAAAAGAAAGCAGACGGTATTGATGAAGCACCGGCAACCCGTGCGGCAGAAATGCGTTCAAAGGCTGACGCTCTTTATAAAGAAGCGGCTCGCTTGCGTAAGGAGGCAGATGAGATTGATCCTCCCAAAAGCAAAGCTAAAAAGGTTGCGGCAGAAGCTGAATGAGTTCTTCAGAACAAGCATATTTAAAAGCTCTTAAAGATATTTTAGAAACAGGGGAACAACGCCCAGATAGAACTGGAGTTGGCACCCTTTCTAAATTTGGTCTGCAGATGCGATTTGATTTGACCGCAGGGTTTCCTGCTGTTACTACAAAAAAACTTGCTTGGAAAAGTGTAGTTTCTGAATTACTTTGGTTTATCATGGGCAGTGGTGATGAACGTAAACTTAAAGAAATTCTTTTTGACGATCCAAAAAGCGATAAAAAAACTATTTGGTCAGATAATGCCACTGCCGACTATTGGAAACCTAGAGCTAAATTTGCAGGAGACTTAGGTCGAGTCTACGGAGTACAATGGCGTACTTGGCGGGCACCTGTATTTGGTGCTAACAAAATGGGGTTAAAACACATTGATCAATTACAAGAACTGATTAATGGTCTAAAAAAAGATCCATATAGTCGACGCCATATTATTAGTTCTTGGAATCCAGGAGAATTGGATATAATGGCACTTCCGCCTTGCCACATGATGGCGCAGTTTTATGTCAGTAAAGACAAAAAATTAAGTTGTCAGATGTATCAGCGTTCAGCAGATATGTTTTTAGGTGTACCATTTAACATTGCGTCATATGCATTGTTTACACATATGATTGCTAAAGTGTGTGGATTGAAAGTAGGCGAGTTAGTAATTGTACTAGGCGATGCCCATATATACGAAAATCATATTGAGCAGGTTAAAGAACAATTAACACGTAAACCATTACCGTTACCTATATTGTTCTTAACAGATAGCATAACAGATATTACCAAATTTACAATGGAAGATGTTATGCTTGATGGTTATCAGAGCCACGAAGCTATTAAAGCTCCAATGGCTGTTTAAACTTTAATTTCTACAATACCTGAGTGGCCTGAGAAGTTTTCAAGGGCCACTCCTATTATAGATTGCGGATTATCCCCGTCTTGGTATAACTCTGCATGTCCTGCCATAGAGCTACTTACCAATAAATTTCCTTTATAGATAATGCCAGTTACTCTGCATGGCACACGACCTTTTAGTGCTATGTAAGGATGAGTTTCGTCTGTTCCAGCTTCGCTGTTCATCATATAAGCAGGATTCTGTGAAACAACCCCTGCTACTGAAATATCTGCACGTTTGGTAGATACTGTGACTTCGCAGTCACCGCCGACTACTAATACGGTGCCAAAATCATATACTGCATCTGCATGGTATCGTTCTGCTAAATCAGCATAAGTGGCTTTTAATGTTGATCCCGGAGTTAACGACCAATTACCGTCAATTTGGGCACTGCCGCCTTGCGCTGAAATTATAGTAGTAACAACTCCACCAACATGAGATCCGTATGTATTTCCTGTAACATCACCGGTGACATTACCTGTAACATTACCAATTAGGCGGCCAGTTAATGTTCCGACAAAGTTTGTAGAATATACATTGTTTATTGTTGCGGTATTTACATATGCTCTACTGAAATAATCAACAGTAGTGCCTAAATTAATTCCCCAAGTGGTGTTTGGAACAATATTATTTTGATCAAATGTTACCATATTAGTTAACACGCTAGTTAATGTGTTAACTGCATTAAGACTTATTTTAGATCCGTTAATTGCACTAATTTTACCTTCTGCATATGATCCGGCAGATTCAGCATGGATTTTTAATACGCCGGAATACCCTACAACTAGTCCAGCATCATTATTAATACTAAATCCGCTATTTAAATTAGAATAATATTCGGCGGCCAACAGATACTCATTAGCAGTATGGTATGTTGACGAAATTTGATCATAAAATCCAAGTGCGCTAGGAGTAGTTCCCCAGAAATAAAACTGACTGGATTCTGTATTTCCGTTTACAGAATTTGATCCTGGCAGTGTAATACCTGCTTTAATAGTATTAAACCCTTCAGCAATTAGATCATCAACAGGATTTGGAGTAAAAGAATCTTTTGAAATAACGCCAGCGATAGTTTGTTGGTTGGTATTAGGATCAGTGATTGTAAATTTCATTACATATCGTTGATTATTGTTATCGTCTAATACTGTAGTTGATGTTACCTGTACACCTGCTATTTGAGAATCCTGTGGACCTATAAAAACAAATCTACTACCGTTATATAGGTAAAGTTTTTGTTCACTTTCATTAAACCACAAATCGCCTTTTACATTGTCAGTAGGAGCAGATCCTGTAGAATTGAATTGAGTTAATGCCTTAAATTTTGTACCGTCATATACTTTTAAATTTTTACTGCTAGAGTCAAACCAAAGTTGTCCTACTACTGCCTTTAATGGTTGAGAAGCGTTGGCAAAATTTTCTAAAAGATAAACAAGATTTTGGTCAATTATCTGTCCGTATCCTGCATAATTTTTACCTACAAAGGTCAACGGTGTAGTAGTATCGATTGACCCGTCTGCTACAGTTGTAAGTGATTGACCGTTTGATTTTTTTAAGATATAAGGCATTGTTTTATTCCTGGACCTCTATATTTATAGTATAAGTGCTTCTACAAGTTTAACGCCTTCGTCATCGTTTGTTTCTAGCGCAACCGCAAATACTCTACTAGCATGAGGAACAGCCATCATTGCACAACCATTATTAGCCGCAATTAGGTCTTCGCCCTTTTTAATACGGCCAATAACTTTAACAGGAACTCGTCCTTTTAATGCTACATATGTTCCGTTTTCTAATTCTGAATTCATCATGTATGCTGGATTTCCAGATATTGCGCCAATTGCACGTTGGCCCCATGAACTAGCAGTAATTTCTTTTTCTCCACCTATTACTATTACTGTGCCAATTTCGTATTCTTGATCAGCAAGGTATTTTTCTGCAAGGTCAGCGTACTGTGCTGAAGTAGCAACGCCTCGCATAATTCCAGCACTGTCTCTTTCAACTATAGTCCCTGCAACAGAAGACGTCGATGCATGAATGTAGTCTGTACCAGCAGAATTTTGTAGATAGTTGGAGTTGATTGCGGCTCCTACTGTGGTTGAACTTCCAGATCTCCATTGTGGACCGGCAGGACTGGCAGTTAACACAAACCCCGATGTGCCTAAAGGAAGGAATGTAGTAGAGCCAGACGTAGTCTGATAAGGAATTGATCCAAATGAACCTCCAGCAAGATTAGACGAAGTAGTAGCAACACCTATAAAAGAATTTGCCCGTATATTTCCAGATGTGTCTCTTTGTACTATTGTCGTAGGAGTAGCTGTTATTGCTGCCGATATTCCAACTGCACTGGTCGAATCTAATAGCGTGGTTGCAGTAGTAGCTAGGTTACTGAGCCAACTTCTTCCAACAAACGGAAAATCATTTGTTTCGTAATTTTTAGCTGTTATACCTCGATAAACTTTTGTTATTCCATCTATAGTATCTGACGAATCTACAAAAAATTCGTCAGTAGAAATAATACCAAGAGTTTCGCCGTTTACCAGAAGTTTAATTACTGCGTGATCTGTTCCGTGAATGTCTTTAACTGTCTCTGACAAAAATTTAGTTTCACTGAATCCAAAAACTTTTTCTGGACCAATTAATTGAAATTCTGTACTCGAAACACCAGCATCAACAAACAGTTGATTCTTTGTGGTGTCAAACCAAAGATATCCATGGTGGCTATCTGCTGGTGTAGTTGCTGAGACATTTACTGTTCCAACCCCTTGCCAATCACCGCCATTATAGAATTTTAAGAGATAATTTTGTGTATCGTACCACAACTGACCTCTTAGTTTATTTGCCGGTTCAACGTTACTGGCAAAATTTTCTAATAGATATAAAATGTTTTCGTTCTGAATAGTACCAAAATTACTGACGTTTTTTCCAACAAAGGTAAGACTGGAATAGCTATTGTCTGTTAGACCGTCTGCTAACGTTAATAGTGTTGTACCGTCATATTTTTTAAGCGTATATGGCATTCTCTATTCCTTGATTAAACCGTAATATTAGTCCAAGTGCCTATCTGAACTAACCATGTTTGTACTGTGTATGAAGTAGTTGGTGTTAGAGTCTGAGCAGGTACTGTAACAGAGGCCGCGCCAGTTAAACCAGAAGCCACTGTTGCTGTTGTTGTTAACAAAGAAGTCGAAGTTCCTACAGTAACAAGTGTAGCACTTGTCAAAGCGTACACAGCACTTGTTCTAACTGTTGATGTAGTTGCAGGTTTTGGAATTGAAGTTGTTCCGCAAAGTACTTTTGCTCTTGCACCATCTGGTATATCTAGATAAGAATACTCAGGAGCATTTGTAATAGGAAACATTAATTCTAAATATCCTTTAACATAATCATTTAATGAACCTGGATGGTTAGTGACATCTAATGTTAATGCAAATGCTTTGGCATTTGCGCCAGCAAAAACTGCAGAGTCAACATAGGCTTTATTTGCGGCGTCATTATCTTGTGACGGAGTTGCAAGATTAGTAATTTGTAAATTGCTGACACTAATTGTTCCTGTGCCGCTGGCCGATAATTCTAAATTGTAACTGTCGGTTGTTGCAATTGAATTTCCATTAATAGTTACATTAGTAACCGTTAGATAATCTAATGTTCCTAGTCGAGCTAGCCCAGGGGCATCATTCACATACGGGCCTAATTGATTAATAGTCAGTGCTTGAAACCCGCCAATTTTAATTTCGTTACCGGCAGATAGATTAACATGATCGTTAAAATTCCAACCGGTGCCGTCAGTTAGCCATCTAATAGTATGATTGCTCGAACCGTGTAAAGTAATGCCTCCACCGTTAGCATCAGCGTCACTATTATGACCGTACCCTAATTCTATGTTAGTGTCATTGACCTGTAAATTTACAGTATTAAGATTAGTCGTAGTTCCTGTAACTAGTAAATCTCCAGCGATACGAGTATCTCCAACTACATCTAATGCGTATGTTGGACTATCGTTCCATATACCTACGCTTTTTGACATTGCATCAACATAGATAACGTTTGTTAGGCCTGTATCTGATTTTGTAATTTGAATTCTAAAATCAGCATTAGTTGAGTTATAGGCCAGTGTACCGGCGTGTGTTCCGGCGTCTGCGTATAACGATAGACTGTCAAAAACGCTATTAGAAACAACTAATCCTAAATTATTTTGTACAACAAAACTACCTGTAGTAGTTTGATTAATATCGTTTCTTAAAAGATGATTAATGTCTACACCAGATATTGTATCTGCACTGGTAGCAGTTCCTACAAATTTAAAATCAGCAATATTGGGATTTAAATTAAATCCTTTAGCAACAGATGTAAATCCAAGTTGTGTAGATGAACTTGCTGACAAGACAAAATTGTTTGAAGATAAAACTCCAACCACTTGGTCGTTATTATATAATGATGTAATAACTTGGACAGCATCTGTAGAATCTGTTGGAGTATCTACGATCCATCCAGTTTTACCGTATTCGGAAGAGTTTTGAGGGCCTACTAAAAATAATGTTTGACCGTCAGTGGTAAAGAACATCTGATCATTTGTGCTGTCAAACCAGAAATCTTGACTGGCTAGGCCAGTAGGTTGTGTATCTGCTACTAGTGTATTTGTTATAGGTCTAAATTGATTTGACAGGTCGTAGATTCTTAATCGACCTGTACTAGTATCATACCATAACTGTCCAGTAACAGGGCTAACTGGCTCTTGTTCACTGGCGAAGTTTTCCAACAGTTTAATCAAATTATTATTAAAATATTCACCATAAGAATTTACGTTCTTACCAATTAAGGTCAAGCTAGTGGTCAACTGATCAATCTTACCATCACCTAATGTTAGTAAAATAGTTCCGTCGGTATTGTATATGGTGTATGACATAGTTTTAATATTTTATAATGTAATTGGTACCTGTAAATGGTCCTGGTGCTGACGGAACATTAAACTGTGTTGTGTTACCGCCATATGTAGTTCCAATAAGCTGAAACAATCTAAAATATTGTCCTGCTTGAGGATACAATGCGTTGTCGCATTTAAGCCATCCATTTGGAATAGTAGAGTCAACGCCTGGCCATAAAATCATAGTGCCTGGTGGAACAATATCTACAAAAGAATTAGAATATAAAGTAGCATCAGGTCCGTATAGATCAGATAATAAATTTTTCTTAGAAATTCTAACTAATTGTGTGGAAGTTGTTCCTACACCAGTAGCCAGTAACAATGCATCTGTACTTTGAGCACTGGTGGCAATTGTTTGATCAACAATAGCATTAGCAGTAAGATTAGCACTTAATACTTTAACATATGCTGTTTCAGTTCCAACAGCAGTCTGTCCATCAAATGTAATAGTGTTTGACGATAATTGACCACCCAACAAGAAATTTGTAACGTGTGCTAATTTTGTAGCAGAGCCCTGAAGCGTTCCGTATACTGTAGTACCTGTTGTTCCGATTGTTCCTGCATACACGCTTCTAAACTGTTTGCCTATTGAACCTAGATCAAACAATGCGTTTCTTGAAGGAATAATATCTGCTCGGCCAGTTGTAGTACTAATACCTATTGTGAGTGTTCCAGCAAACTGTGCAGTAGACGTAATAGTTGCTGGCCCATTAACAAGTAGTGTATTAGCAACAACGCCACCGACAACTGTTAGTGCATTGCTGGCTGTAGAATTTACTGTTAGTTTTCGATCAACAACGGCATTTCCATAAACTGTCAGTGCTGTAGGTTTAGCTGTGGTGCCGATTGAAATACTTAATGGGTCGGTGCCGCCATCGAGTGTTAACAGTGTATTAGCTATCTGATCTTTTGTAATCTGAAAGATAAATTTTCCGCCATCACTCAAATTTGAAAAAATATTGTTATTATTACTTTTCTGGAAAGCGAATGTTGGATTATTTGCTCCTATTAACAATCCAGAATCTTTATTAATAACTAAAGTCCCGTTCATTTTTTGGTCAATGTCGTTTCTAATAAAATTATTAGCAGGCACATCTTCGATAGACGGACTAGTTTGTCTAAGGGTCAACGCGGCATTAGATATGCCATTAAATTTAGGTGTATAAGAATCGTATGTTTTAGTACTAATATTAACGCCAGGTACTATATTTGAAAACCCTTCAATTACCTGTAATGGCGTAAACGCAGTCTTTGAAATAATTTCTATTACACTACCACTTAGATACATTAAAATAACGTCTTGCTGGCCACCATTTCTATCTGTAATTTGTGTAGGGTATGCTCCGCTAAGATTTGTTCCGCTAAATGTAGGACCTACCAAGGTCCAGTTAATACCGTCTGATGTTAAAAACAATTGACTTGAATTAGTGTCTACCCATATATCTCCCGGTTTAGGATTCTTAGGTTGATTTGGACTAGGCAATTGCCAAACACCGTTTGTAGGACACCAGGCGCCCCCATCAAATACATATAGTTTTGCTAGTGTTGATTCTTCTGAACTAGAGTCATACCAAAGTTGCCCTTGGATAGGATTAGCTGGTTCGTAAGGACTAGCAAAATTTTCTAAAAGTTGTAGGAAATTTTCATTAAGAGCCTTACCATATAATGGATAATTTTTTCCGACCAATTGTAAACTGGTGTCATTGTTATTAACACCAGGTGGCATATCAGGAATTGTAATTGCTTGTTTGTTCGGATCTGATTTATTAATATTATATGGCATAATTACATCCCGTTAGTTAAACTTTGGATCCTAACAGTATAGTCAATTTGTATTAATCTGTTTAATGATTTTTGTACAGGGTGGAAAATTACATGAGTTAATAGACGACCTGTACTATCAAGTCCGCTAGTACCGTCAGTACTGCGAGCTCGTAATCCTAATTCATCAAAAACAGAAGAACTAGTTTGACTTGTGCTGTTGTCAAACGCTGATTGGTCGCTAGGTTCACCATAATCTAACAAACAGGTAACTAGAATGTCAGTATAATATGTACCGTTCACATGGCGAACTTCCATAAAATTTCTTACAGGATCTTTATTCAGAACACTAGTAGCATCAACTGACTTAGAATATGTTGGACTATACAACTTAGAAACAATACCAGTGGTATTAGGAGTTAGATAGGTAATAATACCTGTTGGATCTACTAAACTTCCGCCGTTACCAAAGCACATGTCGGCAATAAAACCACCGTTATTACTAATACTCTGCGCTAGAGCATAACTGAAATTTTCATAGTGAATGGCATTACGTTTATCGACAAATACTTCTTTGGTTTCAGGGTCAAATATTTTAATATGACCCTGAAGATGTACGCCGCCATGTTCATCTGGACGCTTATTTTCAGGATTTTGTTGATTTTCAGTCATTTTGTTATCTTTAAATTCTTCCATATTGTTATTTATTCTCTAGTAAATTCTGGCTCTTAACTGTAAGTTTGGCGCTCTATATAAATTGTAGGCAAAGCTGATTGTTTTTCTAACAAGAATCGGGCCTGTGGAGTTGTGCTGTCGAGCAGACCTGTTCCATCAGTTGCTGTACCTAAACCAAGATTATACCAAAGTTCTGCTTGTTTTTGCACCACTAATAATTTTTTATCTAACTCGGGCAAGTCACGAAGTATTAAAGTATTAGTTAACGTGTTAATAGTAAACTCTGGATCATAATATGTATCGCTATTATTCTCACCAGAATCGTATGCTAGGGCTGAATTATGTGTAATGCTTGTAAATTTGTTCAATTTTCTTCCTGCATAAAATACTTCAATAGAATTTGTAGCGGTTGACTGAACAGGATCAACATTAACTAATAGATAAGAAGTGGTATTTGCAGTAATGAATGTGTCAGAAATAACATTTTCAGTATACGGAATTGCTTGATTTTTACCTTGATCAACAACTGTAGTTCCAGAAAGATATAGTTCTTTTGCGCCAGTACCTAATGTTGTTCTTCTTAGTTGTCCAAGTGTATTCTTAGTTTTAGTAAAGTATTCAATGCGCTCTCCCTGAATCCAAACAACTCCAGGAATATTTTGTCCGGGTAACGGAATTTGCAGGATGTCGCCGTTGACTACATGAATTTCAGCGTCAGTGATTGCTAAATCCTGAGCTAGGTATGTAGTGTTTGCTCCGCTATAACGAAGATACGATGTTCTTCCAAAGATGTCTTTAAATATTCTAAATCCAACTTGCTTTCCTATAAATGTATCACTAAAACTAGTAATTACAACTTTGTCTGAAAGACTATATTCGTATGCTCTATTAATCTCAACAGTGCGATGATCTTCAGATATTCTAAAATCGTAACTGTTTGTTAAAGGCTTGCCGCCGATAGAAACCCATACATAACTATCATCGACTACAGCACGTTCCATCCGATACTTATTGCTGGATGATGCTCTGAACACTTCTGTTCTAATGTTAGAGGCATCGTGATTAGTAAATGTAATAATTTTAATTATGTCGCCACTTTCTACTGAAGTTAATAATCTAACTTCGTTATCATAAATTAAATATTCTGCTCCTAAGATCACAGTAATAGCAATTACATCGCCAATAGTAAGGAATCCGGCATTAAATATTATTTGATTATTTGCTTGGTCTAAAATAAAATCAGTATACGGCCTTATTTTTTGTCCGTTTACATATACTTCAAGAGTCGACATTCCGAATATGCCACCTGGATTACTTTCATTTGGTCGAATATCGTAAATTAGTTGACTATCCGTTACTGCATAATATGTAGTTGCTGGAGGAGTCAATCGTTTTCCATTTAATTCAACAATAGCCTGCGCATGGAATGGTCCTAAATTCCCCGGAGGCTGTATTAAGGTAAATGTAGAAGTAGATACAATATCTGGCGATCTAAAAACAAGAGGCCAATATATAGTTATTGCTTGATTAAATCCAACTCCCCATCCATTAAATAGATTATTATGAGATGCATAAGTGACTGTATATTCTGCTCCGGTAGAATCTTTCATTGTCCAACCAGCCTGTATTTGTCTTGTAGATTCGTTTTCCTCTAGCACCCAGCCAGAGCCAACCGGCGGAGTAGCATTGTTAACATCAAAGGTAACATTTACTTGTTGCCCTGGCATTTTTATTATCTGCTCTTTAATTTCACTGTATCCCTTAAATTCAGCTTGGAAGAACCATGCCTGAATTAAATTTGTAGTATTTGGATTTAATCCATATACAGTTAGTTGTGCCAAATTATTCTTTTTACTAACCGGAGCTAATGAATATCTAAGAGTAGTTGCTGTTGATTCCGACAATGTCTCTCCGTTGACAGTAACATATATGCTACCAACATTGTTATAAGAAATCCATGTATTAACAATCTGTTTGGTTACTCCAGTGGATGTCGTTATACTTGATCCAAGTATTTCGCTTCCACCGACACCGACTACTGTTATTCCTACAATACCGATTGAACTTTGTGTATTAATAGTCACTGTCTTTTCAATTACGTTAAGACTGTAATCTATATCGTAGGTTAGATATTTTCCATTGTAAGATACTAGCACTGAAGAAGTACTTGTAGGTTGTTGTTTTAAATCAATAGTGTAAGAACTTGATGTTGAATCAATTATAGTTGTTTGCGTTACAATTAAAGGACTGCCGCCTGGCTCTCTAGTGAACACACTAATACTTAAACTTTCTTGAACCTCTCCAGGTACTACCTCTTCAGGAGCATGGCTAGTATACGGTGTTAAGAACCCATCGCCGTCAATAATAATATCGCTCGGACGTAGTCCTAAGGCTGTGGTATAGGCCAAATCGCCGCCGTCGATAACTGTGTCAAGATTGCTTGACACATCGTTAAAACTCCACAATTCGACTACACTACCAACGGTTCCAGACACAGTTTGACTTAGTGTAGAATTAAATTTTATTGCGTTGGTAATAGTATTGATTGCTGTTACAAAAGTACTAGCAGTTGTAGAGAACACATTAGATATTGAACTGGTGTTAAGGATGTTAACATACTGCCCGAGTTTTACTCCATCAATAGTAGATAACACTACAGTGTCTGTTCCTGCAGGCGCAGTTGACAAAATATCTATTGTGGTAAAGAAATCAATATCGTTAGCATACGAACTTTGTTCATATGGTAAAACATCCCATGCAGAACTATAGGCAAAGGGTAATGTGTCTATATTAACTCCAGGATAGTCAAAGCCTTCCATTAGCTGGCCTAGCTCATTTCCTGGCATTCCGGTAGTAGGTAGATAATAATCTCTAATACGTTCCGCCGCTGAGTATAACCCAATATTTTTGTTATAAGATATTTGGATTGTCTGTCCTCTAGAAGGAACTGTCGACAACACTAATTCGCTGTATTTTTTATGGTATCCGTTATACAATGTGGAATACTCAGTAATAGCATAATCACTGGATAGCAAAGTTATACCATCTATCGTAATTTCAGTAGTAGATGCTAGTGCAGATGCATACCATGTTAAGGTAAACATAAAATCAGATCCAGAAGCAACAAATGTGTCAGTAGCTGTTTTATCAAGTATTTCAAATGTTGAAGTATTAGATGTGACTCGATCAAATTTCATCTTAACAACATTAGATCTAACTTTATGGTTTGCTAATCTAACATAGGCAGTAGCTGGAGTTAGATTAGAATCGCCTCCGCCAACAATTATTGCTGTTGGCGTTTTAGTATATCCGCTACCAGGTTTTGTTAATACTATTTCTCTTACTTTTCCGTAGGCAATGTACGCTACTGCTTCTGCACCACTGCCAGTGTCGCCGGCGGCAGGAATAATGTTAACCACAGGAGTTGTTCGGTATCCTGCACCATTTGAAATAATTTCAATGCTGTCTACTTCATATCCATAATTGTCATTCCATGCTTTATACGGATATTGATTAATTAATTCGTTACCAGTACCTATAGTAATGAAAGAATCGATCGTAGTATCGTATGCCGGCGGTAAATCAAAATCTGTTAGATATGTATTATTAAGTTCATACGGTGCATCATTAGATTTACCTATTTGGTAATTTACCTGGTAATTTCTTATCTTAGTATGGAATGGTTTGATTTCCTCTAGATAATTTTCATACCAAGTTGGATCCTGGAATCTGTAGGTAGAACGTTGATCTAATACGCCGGCGGCATTATTAACATTGATGAATGTAGTTTTAAATGCCCAATCTAATAATTTCTGCTCAGTCAGTGCATATTTTACTGCTTTGAAGAAAAACTTATTCCAATAGATTCTATAACTTCCTACAAATAGGTCATTTTTAATTGCGGTAATAATATTCTTTAATTCAACGTCCGGAGTTTGATCATACAGCGTTTGATCATACGTTGTTTCTTGATCAAATCCCAGTTGTGCCTTGGCAGAATCCCATATAGTGTCAAGTATCTGGATTGTACCTTTTTCACTATACACTACATCAAAGTCTGGATTAAATGTTCCATTAATTCCTGTATCTGTTTTTCTTAAGATTAGATAATATCCATCTCCTGGATTATTAAGTTTAACATAGTCGCCCGATACTAAATCTAATTTAGGCAATTCGTATGTTTCTTCTACAGTGGCAGATAGTGTTTTAAATTTGTTAAAACTGGTGTCAACCCAATCAACATATTTCCAATACATTGATGTATCAAATTCTTGTGTATATGTTCGTACCCAGGTAGATCCGTTCCATTCAAATTTACTCCACTTGCTGGAGAATTCTGGATCAATTTGAACAACCACAGTAAATGGTCTGACCAGTAGTGATGGCGCTGTAACAAAACCGTATCCAGGATTGTCAATTATAGTATCTACAATTGACCCAGTAACTGAATCAATTACAGTTTTAATTACTGCGTTATTAGCGGACACTCCCATTACTAAAACAGTTGGAGCAATTTTATATCCGTATCCAGGATCATCAATAGATACCGAAGTGATCCTTCCGTTGGTTACCTGACAGCTTAATTGCGCCTGTTTTAGTGTTGCTGTAATTAATAGTCCGCGAGCTTCTACTGTTTCTACTACTAGATCGTATTCGCCCAATAATGCATTTGGAATTTCTTTCTTGGCATTTAGATTTTTAAAATTAAAAAATCCTCGTGTTCTTATAGTTGACAAAACGCCGTTAGTATAATCTACTAAATTATGAAGAGCCGCTCTTCTGTCAACAAACATTCCTTGTTTAGGACGAATTTCAATACCATATTTTAGTCTTGACGGCAATGAAGGATCTGGCACTAGATTACCGACGCTGTCCTTTCCTAATAGGCTGTCAAACAATTTTGCTTCTAGCATTTTAGGGATAACGCTGTTTTCATTATTTTCTTGTACCAGCGCCCACTCGGTGTGTTTTTTAATGTTGTTTCCTAAATTGTCAAATGCTATGTTAAGATAGACCCGATCTCCAATTAAATTAGTTTGGAAATTAGTCAATGCTACGGCATCAGACGATAAGATTTCTAAATATTCCAAACCGTAAGATTTTGGACTAGTTAATAAATTTGCCACATTGGCCGCAGATATTTTTCTTGTGGTTGACAACGGTACAATCGTTTTATTTTTTACCCAGAAATAATACAAGGTAGAGAATTCACCTGTGTTGTTATCGTATTTTTGCTTGGTACTATAAACTGTATTATCTGGGAATTTTGGACCGCCACTAATTCCTTTGGTCAACCCGTCATTAGTATCTGCTAATAATGTCCACTGGCTAGGATTATATGACGACTCTACCCATTCGTATACCGCTATTTCAACACCTGGGAATAACGATCCCCAATTTGATTTTCTATAATCGAGCTCGCCTTGTTCGTACCATACATATTTTACAGAAGTTAAGTCCCACCACAATTCACCAACATGGTCGTCTGTCCAAAAACGATCAGCATTGACTACTACAGTGTCGTTACCCTCTTCATATATAGCTGGGTCAAACGCTGTTTTATATTTTAATTCTTGATCTGCTAGACCCGGAATACGTCCTTTTAAAGGATCTAAAATATCTAAGTAATCAAGTACACTTTCGTGTAGTGCATCAATAGTTGACGCATTTTTAATTAGACCGATGTCAATTAATGGTTGCTGTTCTCTATATAAATTCCAACTGTTTTTAGTTGTGTCTATTGGATTCCATATGTATAAAGATCCGTTTTGATTACCGTTTACTATGCTATTAATACTGCCAACTAATACCACATCATTAGAAACAACTACGCTATCTCCATATGAACTGTATTCGTCAACTGTATTGTCAAATAATTCTTCCGCAAGTAAGAATAGTTCATTATATCTATTATAAACATATGCAGTACCTGATCCGGTAATAATATCTCCAAATCGGCAGGCATCTCCGTCAAATGTAGTTGTTTCTCGATCGAAGGTACTTCGATTTGCAAAGTTATCGCCTTGACTGGTTATAGATAATAATGTGTTGTCAGTACTGATGCTAATTGCATGTCCAAAATTTAATTTTGGTTCTTGTGTAGGATTTGCTATCTCTTGTAGTATTTCATACAGCCCAGTTGTAGAATTTATTTTATAAATCCACACCCTGCCTGGCCCAATAGCATCATATCGAGATTTAATTGATGACACAAACAAGTATGTCCCATCTTCACTCATTGCAATTTCAGATCCTAGTTCAGAACCGTAGCCAATTTTATTATCGAATTCTGCAAGTTCTGAAGATATAGTCTGAGTTAACTGATATTCATCGTTATCTAACACATAGATGTGGACTGCTCCTTTGGAGTGATCGACACCCGGTGAAGATACTGCAACTGTTGTCCCGTCTTGAGTTCCAACAATTTTTGCGCCAAATTGACTAGTGCTTGTTTGGTAGTGTACATTGTCTGTAATAACAGTAGGTAGCGTTAATTTTGTTTGGCTACCAGTTGTAATTGACACTGTTCTAAATGCACCAGTGCCGGTTGTAACATAAGAAACGATTGACCCCAGGGCATTAACTTCACTGATTTTAATCTTAAGATCATTAAATGGACTTATTCCACCTAATAGATCTCCGGTTATTTTAAGTACATTTCCTACCACATAACCTGTACCAGTAGTGCCAACACCATTAAATTCTGTAGTATACTTTCCGGCGGCGGCAGTGACATCAAAAGTAGCCCCACTACCTATTAACACAGTACCGGTAGTAATAGATGCAGTAGATGTATATGTGACCGCAGTTGATTCTTCTATTGAAACATTAAACCTATAGACTAAACCTGTTGCGGTTGTTAGCGCAGTTGATGTATGCCCGGGCGCTCCTACTAATAGTATCTTAGTTCCAGTTGATCGTTGAACAAAAATACTGGTACCAAAATATGATCTATTCTGAGGCACAGGATCTGTAATCACAGCGTAAGGTATTGTTTCTGAAAAACTTGAATCAAAATATCCAGATATCTTAACAGCACCTAGGCTAACAAACGTGGTAGTATTATAGTAAGGCTGAGATAGATTAATAGGACGAGAGTATGAAGGAGAATTATTAATTCTAATAAAACTGGCTTTAGATGCAGACGCAAATATTAATTCATCTGTTTCGTCATAAAATAGCGCATCTCCAAAAGGTGTGTTATCGTTTTGAGGACGATATTTTCTGTCAATTTCATTAAATCCATAATTAATAACTGGTCTTAATGTGGTTCCATTTAGTTTATAAACATATAGTCGACCGTGACCTCCAACTGCATCAGTTTTATTAGGAGCAGACACTACCACCGTAGAACTATTAGATTGTTTAGCAATTTTATATCCGAAATCTTGTCCAGGGTAGTTAGTTGGGGCAACAGATTCAGTTTGAGAATAATTTTTAATTTTTTCTAACACGCCCCACCGGCCGTCACCAATATCGTCTACCCACATCAATTCATTAGGATGAATATCTGCAATGTATTTTAGTTTAGAAATATCGTCAACAGATTTAAATCTTACACTTTCAAATTTTGTTATTACTCCAGGCGGTAGTTTTACTGGAATATTTTGCACCTGTGTTGGTAATGTAAATTCTGTTAATGAATTAATTTCATCTAAAAAATACGAACCATTTAGGCCGGCATCAAAATTAGTAATTTGAATTAAATCGTCAATTTTAAAACTGTGATTATTGGCAGTTTTAATTTTAACTCTACCAACAGATACCAATGTAGCATTCACAATTTGATTAGACTGACGAGTATGTCTTAGTACATCCCAATCTCCGCTTGCATTAAATGCCACCCATACCTTATCTCCTTCTTGATAAGTTATAGTATTAGTTGATGTGGTAATAGCGCCAAGATTTAATGCCGACTGGGCAACATCATCTAATCTTACATATCCAGCATGAGGAAGTATTAGATTGTTATTTTTAAATGTTCCAGAACTTGTAACAAACGTGTTACCTGGCACATAATCTTTAGGCAGTATAACAGCATCTTGAGGAGTTATATAAGATATTAATTTATTTTCTGCCTGTGGTACTGCAGAAACAAAATTAATTAGTTGGCTATTTTCAACAAAATCTTGCTCTCTAAGAGGAAACTCAATCTCGTTAAAACTTGAAAAAGATCCAAAATAGCCTGTTCTAAATGCCCATTCTTCGTAGAGTTCTAATTTACCTTGAAGATTAGCAGTTGATGCTTTTTCTAATTTTGTTAAAGAATTTTTAGTTCCTTTTTCTCTGATGTAACCTTGATAAAATTTATATTGACTAATAGGGTTGTCAAAAATATTGTCAAGATAATTTCTAGGACTATACCCGGTTAGATGCTGAGCCATTTTCTGTTGGCCGGCATCAAAATTGTCAATATCTAGACTATAAAAATCTTCAAATTGATTAATCTTGTAATCAAAGTTAGGCAACAACTGCGGAGTAGGTGCTTTGTTTAATGGAATCCATTGTGTAAAATCAAAAGACTGCGATCCTGTAATTTTTAATTTGGCAGAATAATACTTTCCTACATATTCAACAACATCAGCAGGAAGATAATCAACATAGGGAGTCCATGCCTGAATACTAGCATTGTCATAAACAAATCCAGGACTGAAGAAATCTCCTTCCCAGCCTGCGGTTTTAAATCCAAGTAATTTAACTCTATACTGTCTGTATCCAGAATCAATTTGGTATAACACATCATTAAAAATAGTTGTATTATTAAAAATTAACGAGTGTTCTTTCTGTACTACATTTAATCGAGCAAAGAAAATACCTTCGTAGGTATTTTTAGTATTAATAGTCAGTAAATTTCCATCACGTAAAGAACTAAAATTATTGCTAGGGAAAGCAAATCCGTCTGCACGTAATAGACTGTACTCATAGAAACTGTCAAATATGTTGTCAACTACACCTTCTTGAAACTTAAATTTTAATTTATTAGCAAATGGGCTTAATGTAATTACACTATTATCGGCCCAATTTTGCGTGGTCCAATACACAAACTCTCTTACAGTAAAAGACCAATTGATTGTCTGTTGGAAATCAGAATTATAATCATCAAATATAAATCCTTGTTCCTCTAACCACTTTCCGTAACCGTATATAAAATCTGTAACTTCCTGGACTGTTGAAAATTTTGTTCCGTATGAAACAACTGTTTCTTGTGTTTCATAACGGAGTGCCTGCTGGACGCTGGTTCCTCCAACAGTTGGCAATACAGAAATAGATTTATAATATACTGGATTAAAGGTTGCGCCGGCACTATGATTTGCGATAACTCTATAGTAGGCGTTTTGATAAGACACAATTTGTCCAGCAATATAGATCTGACCTGTTTGCCAGGTTAAAAATTCTTCAGATTTTCCGCCAATAACAATAGACGGATCAGATACTAAATGAATAGGTTTGTAGGTTTTAAAATAAAGATTTTTCTTGTCATAGCCTCTAACAACAAATTTCCCATTTAGTTTTATAACTATAATTCCTGATATCGCAATTGTCTCAACAGGATTACTGACATTAAAATGTACTGTGTAATCTTCATCTGGTAGATAAGGTATTGTGCTCTTAGTGTCTAATTGTACCGCATCAATAACAATTTCTAATTTATCTTTGTTAACGAACCCGCCTAGTTTAGAAAATAAATTAAAATTACCGTACGTTAGTTGATTTTTTAATTGACTAGTATATGAGTTAGCTTTTTTCTTTCCTGCTTCAATTACATATACTCCATATCCAGAAGCTCGAATAGTATTTCCGTTAGAATCGACATCACCGAATAGCACTAGATCAGTTGGGTTAATAAAACCATTAGTTACATTATAGGTGTATTGTCCGGCATTATTCAATGTCATTCTGCTGGTGTCAAATAATTTTGCGGCATAGTCAGCTGGTTTAAGCAATGCCATTATTATTTGTATAGCGAACGGCCAATTGCTACTTTTGCGCCATGCGTTTTCTGCGGGACCCCAATCACTGAATGCCCATTCTTGATCAGTGTCAAGTATAGAATCGTTGGCGGCAATGCCTGCCCAAGATCTAACATCGATTACATTTCCACTGTCATCAACTGGAATAATTTGACCTAGCCCTGGGCGAGCATACAACGGATTGATGCCTGCATTTGGTCCTTGAGCGATAAGCCCAGCTTCTAGATCAGTCCATAATTTTGCATTACCTGCTGTATATGGGGCTGGTCCGTAATAGCTGTCCCACCAATCAGGTTTAATACTAATACCTAACATTTCCCAAGGATGTGTATTTGGGCGATCGGTATCGAAGTAATACTTGTAAATTGCTCGCCAACTTCCAGGTAGTGGCTTGTTGAACACATAGTCGACGGCAGATTTATAATTGTATGTTTTATGATTGTCTATATCGTATGTTAAATTTGTTTCAACATCAACTCCATATTTGCCAGCCCACTGTACAAATAAATCTGTAACTAAATTATAAGTCTCTCTGTATGAATATAGTTCATTCCTAAACACCCCCGGCAACAAACTATTGATGTCAAATAAATCGCTGTCGTAGGTAGTTTTAATATTGTTATAAATTCTTTTTTCGTATTCTAAGATAACTGCATCGCGATAGTCATTGAATGCCACTAATAAACTGCCATCGTGGCCTTGTATTACATTGACAGGTCCGTTAGCATAAGAGGTATCTAAATATATAGATGGTTGATATTTTGGATACAATCCTAATTTAGTAGGAGTTGGTGCTATATAACACCCGTCAGTATCTAAGTATTCGTAGATAGTGATTTGATCGCCAGGGATAACATTAACTAATAATCCGACACTGGTTTCATATTGATTAAAACTATAATCTTTACCAAGAATTAATTGTTCGCCGTTTAGGTATACCAATACCGCTTGATTTGAAACTGCATCAGGATTAAAAATATTAGTAATTGAATAATCAGTATTTCGACTGTCTGTTACAGTATATTGTCTAGTCTTTTTATTTGTTCCATATGGAACCATGTCACTTAATAGGTAGGCAAAAGAAGTATTTTTACTACTATTCAATACTGAAATCGCTGTGTCTAATAATTCAGGAGCAGACGCATTATTTTCTAATTGAGAAATGGTTCTAATTAAATTTAATTTAAATTGATTATAATCATCGTTAGCCTGTTGTATGGCTTCGATAAGATTGTTGTCTTTATTGCTTATAAAATATTGAGCCATTGACAACGGATTAGCACTACTAATAATCCTAGTTCCGTATGCAGTTGTGTTAGGCAATTGACTTAGATTACTCACACCAATATAAGATCCGCTGAACTCAGGATCGCGATTGACCATGGTGTGAACATGGTCGTACAATTCGCTCAGTGTTAATTCTGCAACTGGACCATTTAATGGGTTGTTGGTAAGATTTATAGGAGTTAGATACGTGCCGTCGACATTAGCGGCTGTATCGGATAAAATTTCAAATTTAACTTTTGATCCTACGGCAACGTCAGTTGTAAATTTAACAAACAATAAATTATTTTCTGCTACCAGAGTATAGTCTTGATCTAACTTATATTTAGAATTGTCAACATATACATCAATAACAAAATCAGTTATGTATCCAGGATTGTCAAATACAGTAATTTCAATTTGATCAGTTACTGTTTCGGTTACCTGAAACTGAATAACAGGAATTTTGTATTCGTTAGATTTTGTCCATACATTTAAATAGGTTGTTGTATTTTCGTTGAGCTTTAGATATCCGCGGCTAACTGGAAAGGTTTCTGCTATATCTGGAAAAACTCTAATAACCTGGTCAGTATTAAAATAATTTAAAAATAGAAAAGAACTTTCAAGATAGGTATTTTTATATTGTAGGGGAAAACCTAAAATTGGATCGTTCGCTCCTGTGCCTACTCCATATCCAAACACGCGAGTACCTTCAAAATTACTAGTATAGGAATCGCCGCCGTAACTATTGCCAAGGTTGTCAAAAACATCAAAAAGTGGTGCTTGATTAATTGTAGTTTTTTGTTGTGAATAAATCCAACTGTCTGTATTGTACCACCAATCTCCAAAATTATTAGTTCCTTGATCTACCGCAACACAGGCGCCTGTAAACGGGATAGAATCTTCCGTTGGCACAAGGCTAATTTTTCTTCTATTTTCAATTGTTACAAAGTTAACTTCATAGATACGTCCTCGAACTAACGGATCAGTATCGGCATTAAAAACTACTCTATGTCCTTGATCTAACAGTACTCCGTCGACCCAATAACTTGCAGAACCTTCAACATTTGAAAACGCATCTTTAACGGAAGTATCCATTAGAGTAATGTTAGCTACTGCACGATTTCCAAAATTAAATAATTGTAGGTTAGGGATGAATTCAACGATAGGACGTTGTGCCTGTTTGTCAGTAGGCAATATTACCGATTCGCCGTTAGCTTCTGCTACCGCAGTTAGTACATTTGCATGAAACCACCGATTGTATCGAGACCAAGGATTTAAATCAAGACTGGCTCGATTAATTGTCACATACGAAGGATCTATTGGAATGTTTTTAAAATTGTCGAACGGAAATTCGTCAAAATTTTCAGCATCAAAATTAGAATTGTAAAGCTCCGCCGAAGTTTCGGGTGTAACCAATAAATCATAATCTACTAGTTTGATTGATTTACCCACACCTTCAACAATATAAGTTTTATTGGCATAGGTGTCCGGCATTACTGTGCCGCCAAACGTTACTTTAAGACCGTTAACAAATTCTACACCGTTGCCAGATTTAAATTGCGCCTTGCCGGCAATTTCGTTGTCTACATCTATAAAACTATTTTCAGTAATACTTTTAATTACAATTTTGCCAATGCCAATTTGATCACTGTCTGCACCGTAAAACAATACTGTAGGGGTTGTGTCTGTGACAGTTATTATTACCTGTCCTTCAGCCGACCCGTTGCCTACTACGTCAGTGGTATATAAATCAGTTATACTGTAGTCAGGATTATTTCTAATATAAAACTTATGATCGGTAACTACATTGAAAACGTATGTCACGCCTCGATACAGAGTTATTTGAGGACTTTCTGTGATTCCGTCTGGACTAAAAACAAAGAAACGACCATCTGAATTTAATGTTACTGTAAATGTGCTAACTAATTCTCGTTGTGTTCCCGTAATTCTAATTGGTTCTGGGCCTGTTGGTAACCAATAGTAATTTCTATAGTTAATTAATTTGTCCCAGTCTATTTGCGGATCATAGCTGTAGGTGTCAGGTCTAAACAATTTGTCTAGGTTGTCAACATTTCCGCCATGGTATGCAACCTGATTAATTAAATCATCATATCCATAAGCACGATCAACTGTTCCGTCTTTTTTACGAATAATTAGTCCAGGTTCTAATTGATATTTTCTTCTTAAGGGCAATGGGTCTGAAATATATTGATCTTTTTCAGGATTATAATTTGGACTTAGTTTACTACCGATGAATCCGTTTAATCTTTCCAGCTGAGGTGGAGATATAAATTGGTCTAAGGTGCTAGATAAAAATTTTGAATTTTTATCTGTTCTATAATAAACCGGTAGAAAATTTATAGATTTACGTGCCATTCTTATTGTCCGTTCGTATTAGTTACAATTGACCCTGAGGTTTTTAGTTGTGATGCTGTTATTGCATCAATGATTTCAATGTCGCTGACTGTTGCTCCGCTGACAAAAATTTCATTGCTCTGGCAAGTAACTTCGTAGAGACTTCCAAACGTGCCTATTGAGTTAGGAACCACAATAAAATTAGTAATGTCTGGAGTTAATTTATTCATAACATATGTAGATAGTTCGCTAAAATAAAATGTATCTCCAAAATCCCAATTGTCAATACTAAAGAATTCTTCAACGGCAGCAATGATTCTAGTTTTTAAATCATTGTTACTGGCTGTACTTGATCCGCTTCTTACTGCTTTGAATGTGCCTTGCAACGGTAGATCAGCTAGATTTCCAAATAATACTTTATAGCGAGTTGGTTGAAATATTAATTCATCACTAATTGATTTGATCTGTTCAAGACTAGATGCAAAATTTTCTTCAAGACTACTGCTTGTCGGCGGAGTAGGTTCTGACCCAATCCTGGTTGTTAGCCAATTACGATATTCAGTATCGTAACTTCTTGTTAATAGATATACGTCAATTAAATTAGTTTTACTAGGATCAATTCTACGTTCCTCACCGCTGTTGTGTAGATAATGGAATTTTAAATTAGATCTACCGTAGTATGCAAAATAGTCAGGTTCTAACACATACTCTTGTGCATCTGCAGACCATCGTTTAATAACATTAATGTCCGGTGCATAGAAATAATATAGCTGACCGTTGACAGGATCTGTTACCGGCTGCTCTGTTGGGTAAGATAAAATAACATCTGTAGCAACCTGATATCTTTGACCATCGCTCAGATATTTAAAAAATACAAATTTGTCATTATACGCAGTTTGTAAACTGACAGAGTCAGGTTGAACAATATTATTAAATGCATCAGGATCGTCAATTTGTCCGTTTTCATCTGCATCAAAGAAACTGATCTTAACTTTACTAGGATTAATAAATCCGTCGGGCTCAACAGTTGCACTGTTTATTTGCCAACGATAGTCGACTCCTAATAAACTAATATCTCTTGGAGCATCAGGAGCACTTACTGTTACAGTACCAGTAGTATATCCGGTGCCACCGTCAATAGTTAATACTCCAGTAATAGAACCATTTGTTATAATAGGGTAAAATTGTCCGCCAGTAAGCCCGTCGACTAAAATTGTCGGAGTTGACAAATAACCAGTTCCGGAATTAACAATTGAAAATCCTGTAATTGATCCGTTGTCGTTTGATGAATATACTTCGATTTCTGCAGACGTTGGTGTTGAAATGCTGTTATTAATAGACAGCACTTTAATCTGATCTTTAATAACAGTATTATTAACAAAATCATAACTTTTCTTATCGCTATCTACATAAAATGCTGTCTCGGCAACACTTTCGAATAGATAATCCAATGTTCTATAACGCACACGATAGTCCATGCCTGTCCATTCAAAAGACACGAACCAACTGCTGTCTTTGTTAGTGTTTGAAACATCTTTTTGGAATACCAAACTAAACGCATTAATAAAATTTACGTTATTGGTAGAAACAATATACCAAGCTCTGGTTATTGAATCAAAACTTAACCCAAAATTTTGTTTTGAAGTACAAATTTTAACAATTTCAGATTTAATTGCAGTTGACAATATTGATGCATATGCAGGTATAATTTGAGATACCACTGCACCGTCTGGCACAGTTCCAGTCAATGTAATAGGACCGGCCCCAGTTGACAGTAAAGCTAACCCGTTATTAAATCCGTCACCGATAACTCCTACCACTTTAGACCATATATAATTTCTAGTGGTGGAATCTTTAACACTAGTTAAAGTTCTATTAGGTAAGAAATAATATCCAGCTGGTGGAATAAATTTAATAAGAGATCCAGGTACTACATACTTGAGATCATTATCTGTGTATTCGCCTACAGGCACAGGATTGGTTAAATTTTTAAAATATCCGTTAGTCTGATTAGTGTTTTTTTGTGCTTGAGTCCATGTAAGTTCTGTACCGCTGGCATTGATTCTAGGATATTGATCTAGATATAAACTACGCATCTCAGCACTGGTTACGATTTCTGACAGTTGATTGTCAATAATTCCTATAATGTCGCTTTCGTTAAAAAAGTTAAAATTAAAACTATTTTCTAGTGGACTGCGATATAAGATACCGTCGTTGGCAAAAATATTTGTACTGCTGTATTTTCCGCTGACATCAGAAAGTTCAAAATATTTGCTGACTCCGCTGGAAATTCTGTTGATGCTTTTAATTTTTAAAATATCGTTGCCTGCTGTCAGAGGAGCAATATTATAATCCTCAGCAGTGATCATTCTATTTTGTAGATAATAATTTTGTGGAGCTTTAAGTTTAATCTGCTCAGTTGTTTCTGATGCAGAGCTGTTGCTTACAGTAGTCTGTAAACTACAGATAATTGTTAAAACAGAACTTTGACCATTTTTATTAACATAAGGTATTGACAATCTAATGTTGTTTAACTGTTGAGGTTTAATAACATAATTTAGACCGTTGCTTTGTCTATAGAAAAATGCAAATTGTCCTTTGGGAAGATTTCCAAAACTTCCATCAGAAAAATTAATATCTATCTGATCGTTTTCTCTAGTAGAAATTCCGTAGATGTTTCTTTCACTGTTATTCACACTATTGTAGATAACATTATTACCTACAAAGTCATTGACCTTGGTCCATAATTTACTGTAATTTCCAGACACATCTAATTGCCATAACCATGTATCTGAATTGTTTACATCAGGTGCGTTAACAGAAACAATAGCGTTTGGTACCGGAGTAACTACATTGAAGTTTTGTACGCTTAACGCACCTTCTCTAAAATGCACAAAAAATCCAGTGTTGGCTGAGGCATTTCCTTGATTGTCGTTTTTATATATAAAGCTAAACTGAGTTGCAGGTTTAGGAGCTTCTTCATATACATATGTTTTGTTGGCAAACGAACTCGAAACAACTTCAAAGTTCATCTGTGTCCCACTGATGTTGGCATTAAAACTGTAAACTGGAATGTTTGTATTTGAACTGTTAATTCTATATTGATGATGTTCAATAGCATCAATAGTTGAAAGGTCGTACGGACGACCAAATACAAAAGAGCCAGGCATGGCGCTGTTTATAACAGATATAAATTGTTGGTACCAATTGGTGTTAGTAGGATCGTTCCAGTTAATAACTGCACCAGCTAGATTATTACCATTAACGTCTGTTACGTTGTCGTTTGTTGAAACTGCTAAAATTTTAAGAAATCCGTTAGCTGGAATATTACGTTTAGCGTTATAGCTAATAAGACGTGCTAGTCTTAACACGCTGTCTCTGCGTTGGGCAGTTTCTAAAAAGTTTTCTCTAGCATTTAAATCAATACGGAAACTTATATTTTGACCTAGGTAAGCAATAAGATCAATTAATGCAATGTACTCGCTAGAGTCAATATAATCGTTAAAGTCTTCTGGATAGTTCTCACGCAGATACGTGATCATAGTTCTGCGTAAAGTTTCAAAGTCATAGCTTTCGAAATCCGCGTTTCTATAACTTTCGTAGATCTTGGTCCAGTCTTCAGCGACTAATAATTTGTTTGTAGTTGATGGTATCATAGCTATTCAATCATGTAGATAGCGTATTTATTGGATTTATAAACTACGCAGATTATATTAAACAACTGAAAGACCAATTTCTTTGTCAAAATTTAACTTAAGGACCTGGGTCTGATCTGATCCTATATATTGCAGAGTTATCTCTAATAATAGTCCGTATTCTTGTTCTACTACGTTTATTTCTAATGCGGATGCTCGTGGATCACTAGTTACTATCCTGGTAACATCGTCTGCAATTTGACGCTTAGTTTGATCCGTTAATGGATCAAACAACAGATCCCATATGATTGTACCAAACTTAGGATCCATGACTCTTTCATTTTTTCTAACCTGGAATTGATTCAGTATGTCTTGTTTGATTAGATCATAGTCATATAATTTAACATCAGTGGCGTTAGGATTAACCGTGCTGAATCCTTTATAAAACTGACTCTGTTTTGCAGTATGTCTGTCAGAATATTTGACAGGATTAAGGGTTTGACTAACGTATGGCATAGTAGTATTTACTCAGTAGATGTGGCGTTTGGAGAGCTAAGGAAAATATGCACAGGGTCTGGTCTGCTGAATAGGCCGCCCCAACTAAATCCGTATTTCTTCAATAGCCCTTTTTGGTACATAGTTGCGGCCTGCGTTTGATCAATGTCTGCCGCAATGCCTCGACCGTGTGTATTAGGATTGTTTTTATCTGGTTTAACTGGTGTTGTTATTCGACCTCTGCCAGGAACATTAACAGTAGTCTGCCCGTTCTTGCCTCCATTGTCATACCACAAATTATATAATTCTAATTGCTCTGTATAGCTTCTAAAACTACTAGCAACTTTAACAGGTTTGCCATATATTCCTTTATAATCAACCGCTAGAGCCTTAAACGCCTGCTGGAATTCAGGTGTTGTTTTAGCAAAGTGGGCGGCATCTCCAGAGCCCGTGCTGAATATAATAGCTCCAGCAGGATCCACTTCGCCTGTTGTCTGTGTGTTAGCTGGTTCAGATCCTGGTATTGTTTCGGTTCCTGCTGCCGGGGGAGTATTATCTGTATTAATTGGAGAATATTTGTTAGGGTCAGTACTTTCATGCTGAGGCCAAGGTTCTGCTGTTGGAACACGCTGTAATATAGAATTAATACTGCCTCCTCCGCCCGAAGTAGGGACTCCAAACACAGGAAGTGCATCAGGCCTTAGATATTCTGCAGGGGTAGATGTATCTGCCTGATTAGCCGGAGAATTATTATAGATATTGCCGGCAGTATTTTTTATTTTAGATGCCTTGTTACTAATCTCGCTACCTGTAATTTTTACAGGCATGCCGTATAGGTCTAATCCTTTAGCGCCTAATACTTTTAATTCTGCATTAGAAAACACATCAATGTTTCCTAAAGAATTAATATATAACTGTCCCTGCGAACTAATTTTTGTAGTGCCGCCTACAGAAAGATTAAAATCTCCCAGCTTGGCTTCTGCATTAATTTGATTAGCAGAAATATTAACATTCTGACCAGCTTCAATATTAACGTTTCTGTCTGCTCTGAAGTTAAAATCTTGTTCTGAATGTATGCTAACACTGTCATTGGCATAGATATCTATTTTACCGTTGCTGGTTAATTCTATCCAAGCAGTACCTTGACTGTTAATGATGTAGATTAGATCAGCTGTGTTGTGCATCAGGATCTGATGTCCTGTTCTTGTGCGGATTCTAACTAGCTCGTTTTCGCCATCTAAGTCTCCGTCATCCATGACAAAAGTGCTTCCGCCTAATCTGCTGGACGGTACAGAGGCTGAAAACTGTCCGTATTTTAACAGCCCAGAAGGAGAAGCCTTATCTACTGGACCAGGTGTGCTGATTCCAAATACCATGCTAGGTGCTTCACGTCTAGCACTACTGGTTGTAGTACCTCTTATGGTATCTTTTAACAAGCCTTGCTGTAATAGTGTGTTGGCAAAATAGGTATGAATAGGTCTAGGAGGATCGTTGTCGGCTAGATCAGTATAGGCCTTTTTATTGTACTCAGCGACAGGTAACGTGTATGAACCAAATTGTGAAATGCCAGGAGTACTTGCGGGAAGATCCTGAGATGCAATCCCAGGAATCATGTAGTTCATAAATTTGTCTGGAACACAACCTATCCAATAACAATCGTTGTAGTTTCCCCCAACAAATATAATCAATACTCTTGTGCCGATGTCAGGCGGCACCATCCACATGCCATAACTTTTCTGCGTGGCATCATAATCAGTTTTGTTGGCGCCGTTTGAAAAATCTAGATTTGTCACTCCGTAAAAAGGACTTAGATAGTGCGCTGGAACTGTTTGTTTATAAACATCCTCAGGATCATCTGCATAGCCTTTAATAATAGACACTTCTAATGTTCCCATGAAATCTGAGTCAAGGTGGCCTACTACTCTAGCAACATACGGGCCAGGGCCTTTGGGTTTAAATGGTTTTCTTGATTGTTGATTAGACATAATATATTATTAAGCGTACCAGTCTTTACCCTCTTCAGGTGTGTACGGAGACTCGACTACAGCGGCTGGTTTTGATCCGGTGTCGCCTGGTTGGTCTGGCAGTTTCATCATTTTTAAATGTTGTTTAAATTGTCCGTCAGCAAATTTACTACGTGCTTCGTACACAACATAAATTCCGCTAAAGTTAGATGCTCCGTTCATTTTCATCATACCGGACTCTCTGTCAATATCGTATGCACTATTAAGTTTTACATTGACATATATGTCGCCGGATTGATATGCGGCACTACCGTCTACCTTACTGATTCCGGGATTATCTGTATCTTCTGCAACCACCATATTACCTATACCACTCTGAACCAAATAAAATGGATCTCCTAGAATATCCATTTCTAACATTTTAGCTCTAACATTGTTCATCAGGGCCGCATGTAGAGTCTGTGCAAATACTGTGTATGCATCACCTGCCTGGAATGGTCTAGTTGCTTCTCCAGATCCTTGAATGTCTGACAAATCATGGTTAACGCCTCGAGACGGCGGTGTAACACCATCACCTTGTTTTATCTGCTTAGGTGGAGACAGTTGGATAATATTTACTGCGTCATCTTTTGTAGCAATTCCACTACCCTGGCCTCGAGCCAATGATTTAGAATCGCCCACATATACCGCCATTGACTGAAAATACAGTGTGTCGTAATTAAGAGCTATACTTAGGACATCTTTATTTTCTCCTGTATATAGGTAATTGTATTTTCTTCGTATATAAGGTTCTAATTTAGTAGTGTCAATAGTTTGACTTTCCAATCCAGGTATTTTAGCAACGTGAACTTTATAGGGTTTTACCTGAAAGGTATAGGTATAACAGGGCTTGCTTCTTACAGCATCCCAGACATCCGGCTTTGGTTCTGCTTTAATCGCAATTATAAAATATTCTATATGCCCGCTTTCGTCCTGCCGCTGTTTTAAATTTTTAAAAATACCTTTGACCCAGTCGGAATCTCGAATAATAGCAGAAATACAGTCGTGTATATTTGAGGAGTTGGCAAAAGACACACTGAATTCTTTATTCCATTTTTTTCCAGCAGATCCATTGGCCTGTCGATTATCTAGCGCACCGTTATTTTCTGCGGTGTTTTTCATATTGCTCTGCACTTCGTCTTTTTGCAAATCAGCTAGAGTTTGGCTGGCAATCTTAGGATCAACTTCTACCACATAGGTGTCAAATGCGTTTGTAGAATCGTCTTTGTTATTGGCCTTGGCAATGCCTTTGACTGTGTCATTGAGTTTTTCAATCATGTCTTTAAGGGCAGAGCCTACAGTATTTTCTGCTCCGCCGGACACAGACATTGTGGCAACTAGTTTGTTTGGATCTCCCAGGCCAAATTCATTCATAGGAATCGCCGTACAATTATATTTGGTACCGTTTTCGTCTGACTGCGTTCCTACACCAGCAAATCTAAAAGGAAAATATCTAGTGGTAGGAGCTCCGGGATTTACTGGATCTGAAACTAGTTGCCCCGACACTGCTGAATCCGGGTAACCTATAAATTCTAATTTTAAACAATAAGGCGATGCTAGAAAGTTTGGATGTCCGGCTGCTAAACTGGCCGCCATCAGTGCTTCAAGAAATCCGCCAAGGCCGTAAGGTTCAATAACAGTAAAATTAATTTTTGTAGCCTGACTATATCCTGCACGAGCAGTCGGATTCATCAAGGTGCCAATTTCTACATCGCCAAAATAAAAATCAAAACGTCCGGGACTAAACTCATTGAATTTTTTTATTTGGTCTACATCTTCTGCCTTGGCTGTGCTAGTAGATAATCCGGTTGTACCTTTGCCTGCACTTTTGGCAATCACAAATCTGCTAGAGTAATCAGCCATTTGCTGAGGAGTTAATTCTTGTTGGAATGCAGAATCTTCTAAGCAACTGAGTGTAAAGTTATAGGTGTATGATCTAAAATAGTGTAAGATGTTTGTGTTTTTGGACAATTCAGAAAAATCAACTGCTCCAAATTCTCTATTAGCAGTAACTAATACTTCTCCGTATGATGGGGTTGCCATTTATTAAATTCCTAAATCTTTTTTAAGTGTAGCTAGTTTTGGAATATATATTGAAACACCTGATACCAAATCATATATTGAATCTTTGATCACAGAAGGATTCCGTACTGCAAATACCCACCATAGTCTTGAATCTCCATACAGGTCATAGGCCAGAAGGTCTGGTCTATTTTCATATTTTGATGCCACCTGATACAGCGCATCGTCGGGATAGCTGGTAAAAGATCGATAGGTAAGTGTTTCTAAGTACCCGTTGGTAATAGAAGTTTTATAGTAAGGACTAAATGCTGTATAAGTGACACTCATTATAGGAACCCGCTAGTTTTTAATTTTTTCTTATTAAGATATTGATCAACACTAAATTTATTCTGTTCTTCTCTAGAAAACATTGGTATTAGGGTTAAACTTATCGAGCTCACAGTAGGAATAAAATTTGTTCCAAATAATGTATATGCACTACTATAAGAATTTAATGATTGATCAACCATGTAGTAATCTACTTCTGTCGGCAATTCAGTCCTAAAATTAGATACAACTACAGGAACATCTTTGATCATGTAATCTCCGTAGGCATTAAATCTACACACAGGGGGTGGGCTACCGGCATCAGTGTCGTTACCGTATTTCATTTTTGTCAGTGCCCGTAGCATATGCATTGTGGCCAAATAAAACAATGCATCATTGTCATTCTGTACTGTAAATTTTGCACTGACACTAAAATTTCCTATAGTACTGTTTTTATAAGAACTGATGGCAAAATTAGAATGCTGTAAATTTGCAGTAGAATAGTTAGCTGTCATGTCATATGAAATCTGCGGAGTGTACGGAAATAAAATTCCTCCAAATGACTGTAAAGGACTAACTGGCGAATAATCATCTGCTAGATACGAAGGTGGAACAAGTAGACTAGCTCTATACTCTTGTTTGCCGTCAAACTTTACGTCGGGTCGTTTTAAAGAAGTAGGAGCACCTGGACTTCCTCCAGATAGGAATTTCATAACAAGACCAATACCTGCTCCTGTGATTGCCGCTGGGATAATATTCATTTCTTCTCTCCGATAGCGTATTTAACCGATAAATAATATACCAACTTAATTAGTTGGTTGACTTTGGCAAATTCTATGTTATACTATAACAATAAAAGGAGAAGTCATAATAAATGACCATAATTCAATCACCCACGGGTCGCAAGGTAAAGTACCTAAACAACCGCGATCTACTAGCAGAAATACACAAAAGCAAATGTAGCTTTTCAAGTTTTACCAAATCAGAATACAGCCAACACGATATAATTTTAACCAATTTGGATAAGATTAACATACGCACCCTAGCAGATGCCAAACGTAATCGTGCTAAACGCCTAGGCCTAGAAGCGTTTTCAAAAGCTCGCATAGCAGGGGACAAAAAAAGCAAACTAGCAGATTTTGTTGTCGACTATAAAAAAATTGCAAAAACAGATCTTGTCATTAGGATAATGACGTTCGAGCATATACCGCTGGCGCCTGGACGTAAAAAGACTACCAAGACCACAGCCGATGCACACGATAAAGTAAACTTTCCGCCGTTCCAACATTGGAAGTTTGATGATCAAGACGAACTAATATGTGTGGGCAAAAGCCATTGGAAAGGTACTGTAGACAAAGGGCATTTTAGCAAAGATCACGGACGTATTACTGAAAACCTAGGTAGAATGTATATTAAATTAAGTGAGAGATATGCTCAAAGATCCAACTGGCGTGGTTATACCTACATTGAAGAAATGCGGGGACAG